GCAGCGGTGACTACCAGGTGCGCGCGGCACGCGCAGCGGGATCCGGCCGGGTGAACGAGAGCGGCACGGGCAGGTTCCACGGCGTAGCGAAGGTCTCGTGCCCCGGCAGCCCGCCCCACTTCGCGGCGTAGGCGTCGCGGTTCATCGCGAACGTCCGCGCATTGCCCGCCGCAGCGGCAGGATCGGACTTGATCGTCGTCGAGCCGACCGTCCCGTCCTCGCCGTGCAGGATCGACCCGTTGTACTCGATCCATTCCACACCTCCGAGGCGGCAGCGCCGTTCGTAGTCGTCGTCGTCGAAGTAGATCGGGTGAAACGTCCACTCGTCGGGCAGCCCGACGCGCTCGACAGCCGCCCGGTTGACCGCGCCATACGTCCAGCGCAGGAGACGCGAGTCGCGCCGGTCGCCGGTCACGACGCAGGGCTCGTCGTCGACCTCCATGAGACTTGCGATCTCGCGCAAGTCGCCGGGGCCGAAGGCGATGTCGGCCGAGGCGAACAGCCACCACGGCGCCTCGGGCGTGAGGCCGATGCCGAGGTTGATCGCGCCGGGATAGCCGATCGAGCGGTGGAGGCAGGCGATGTCGGCATTGGCCCCGAGCGCCCCGATCCCGTCCGCGGTCATGTCGATCACAACCATCCGGCCCACCGGCTCGTCGATCGACGCCACGAGGCGGTCGAACAGGTCGAGCCGCCCGATGACCGGGAGGATCAGCGCCGGGATCATCCGTGCGGCACCAACCGCGCGGTCGCGCGCAGCCCCGTCGAGGAGTGCGGGACGTGGCCGCCCTCGGCCGGTGCGTAGTGCAGGAGCGGGACGTAGATCAGGCTGATCTCGCGCTCGTCGAGCCAGCGCTGCGTGAAGCCCATCTGCGCGTAGTAGTCGCGCCCGAGCCAGTCAGCGCCGATGGCGATGATGTCGGGCCGGACCATCTCGATCGTCGGCCGGGAGTCGGCACCCGAGAGGTTCGGGACCACCTCGTCGACGTAGCGGATCGCCCGCAGGACGGCAGCCCGGTCGGCATAGCGCATGACCGGCGCGTGGCCCTTGTAGCGCTCCACGAAGTCGTCGGGGTTGAGCGCGACGACGACCTTGCCGCCCTTGCCCGCCAGCTCGCGGCACTCGGCGAGCAGGTGGACGTGCCCTGGGTGGATGAGGTCGAACGTGCCGCCCGTGTAGACGGTCCTCATGCGGCCTTCGCCTTCGCCCGGCGCTCGCGGCGCGAGAGCTTGGACGTGGCGATCTCGTCCGCGATCTCGGCGAGGACGGGCCGCCAGTAGCGCTCGTAGATCGTGTCGGCCTCGTAGTCGGCCGCGAAGTCGATCGCCCGCTGGCGCAGCGTGCCGCGCGCCTCGTAGGCCGCTTCGAGCTTGCGGATGATGTCGGCCACGATCGGCTGGTGGAACCACGCGCCCTGCGTGAGATCCCACCACGGCTGCGTGGCGACCTTCCAGCCGGCGCCGCAGAGCTCGGCCTGCGCGCTCCCGTCGCTGACGATGACCGGGATGCCGCACGCCTGCGCCTCGAGGACCGGGACGCCGAAGCCCTCGCCGTAGGAGCAGGCGAGCAGGACGTCGGAGGCCGAGTAGACCTGCGCGAGCATGGGCGGCGTGATCTCGCCCATCCGCAGCTCCATCTGCGGCGCGAACTTCACCCGATCCGCGCCGAGCCCGAGCTCGTTGAGCAGGATCGTGAGCGGCACCCCGTCGTGGCCGATGAGGTCGGTATGCAGGTACAGGTAGGCGTCCGGGTGGCGCTTCGCGAAGGCGCCGAAGGCAAACAGGTTTTCGCCCCACGCCTTGCGCGGCGGCTTCGTGCCCTTGTTCGCGGCGTTGATCGTGACCAGGAAGGCGTCGTCGGGCACGCCGAGCGCGGCCCGGAGGCGCGACTCGACGGGCGCGAAGTGCGCCGGCTCGTAGGCGTGCGGGACGTAGAGCGGGCTGACGCCCGCCTCGCGTAGCTGCTCCACGCCGAAGCGGCTCATCGCGATCGGGCGGTGCTTGCGCGTGAACGCAACTACCTCGGGCGGGACCGGCGCGTGGTCGACCGGCGTCCACGGATAGATGCGCGCGTTGTCGAGGTCGGGGTTCTTGTAGACCCAGACGTCGAAGAGGGTGATCGCGAGGTCCGCCTCGTGGCGGAGGTAGGCGTAGGGGATCGCGTCGTTGCCGTAGACGTCGAGCCCGTTCGGAAAGACCGGGATGTTGCCCCACGGGATCGCGGCGCCCGCGATGCCGTGGTTGGCCGCGATCGCGACGTCATGGCCGTCGGCGACGAGTCGCTTGGCGACCTGCGCCGTCTGCATCCCGTAGCCGGTCGGGGTCCACGGCGCGTTGGAAGCCCAGAGGATCCGCAAGAGGCCCACCCTTCGGATATGGCGAGGCCCGCAGCCCCCGAAGGGACCACGGGCCTCGGTTGGCGGGGGTTAGACCGCCGCGTTGACGAGGTAGTAGACCGCCGTGACGTCCGGCAGGTCGCCACCGACACGCTCCGTCGTGCGGATCGTGAGCTGATCGGTGTCGGCCTTGAAGTGCGGCGACATGAAGACGTTGACGCCACCCACGCGGATGACGGTGTACGCCGAGAAGTCGCCGAACGCGACGGACTTGGCCGCCGAGCCGTTCGCCATCGCCGGGTTCTCGTAGATCGGCCGGCCGAGGAGCGACTCGGGCTGACCGAGCTGGTAGCTCGGCTGCCAGAGGAGCTGCCCCGTGGTGTCACGCGACTGCCGGATCTGCCCGAGCGTGGTCGCGTTCGCCATCCAGGTGCCGACCCGGCGGTAGGGCTCCTGCGGCTTGTAGTACAGCGAGATCAGGTCGGTCCCGCCGAAGTACGTGCCGTAGGTCGTGCCCGTGCCGGAGGCCGTCCCGCCGTTCGAGGCGGCGGTGATGAAGCCCTTGGGCTGCGAGGAGCCCGAGCCGGTCGTGAGGTGCGTCCCGATGTCGAGACCGAGCGCACGGCCGGTCGTGCGGGCGACGAGCGCCTCGAGACCGATCGTGTTGTCGGTGTCGATCTCGTTGCTCAGGTAGTTCATCCACGCGTACTTGTACGGCGTGATGGTCACCTGGCTGAGCGTGAGATCGCCCGCGTTGATCTGCGCCGCTTCGGCCGTAATCGTGCCGCCGGTCGAGGGGTCGGCCGTGACACGCGGGACGATGAGCGGAGCGCCGGTCGGGCGGTTGAGGACCGTGACGATGTTCGGGTCGAGCATCGGGGTCGCCGTCCGCTCGTAGACCGCGACGAAGTCCGCGAACGCGTTGGCGAACGCCGTGCCGGCGTTGCCCGACAGCGCGCGGATCTCGTAGGTCGGGTCGGCGAGGAACTCGGCCCGCGTCTTCATCGTGCCGCCCGAGAAGGTCGACTGCGAGAAGGCGGAGTCGAACGCGAAGCCATTGCCCGAGCGAACCGCGTCGATGCCGCGGAGCAGGAGCTCGCGGTCGGTGACGCGCTTCTCGCCCGCGACCGCCCGCTCGATGATCGGCTCGGCCGCCTCGCGGACGGCGTCGCCCGCTGCGGAGAGCTGCTCGAACTTCTGGACGCGGTCGATCTCGGACTTGAGCGAGGAGACGGCGTCGAAGGCGCGGTCGCGCTTCTCGGCTTCCTCGGCGGTGAGATCGCGGTTCTCGGCAGCGGCCGTCTCCATGACGTCCTTGCCGATCTGGGCTGCGCGACGGTACTCGTCGAACAGCCGGTCGAGGTATGCGGACACAGGGGTCTCCCATGTGGCCCACCCACTTGGATTGACCCCGTCCTCGGGCGGTAGATGCCTGCTCGGGCGGTGGCGCGCCTGGCGCTCCGACCCCGGCCCCGGCCTGTGACGGTGCTAGGAGGAGAGGGCCGCCTCGAAGGCGGCGAGGAAGGTGCGCTCCTCGTCGTTGAAGGCGCGGCGAACCGCACGATCGGAGCGCGCGTTGATGAGCCGCACGAGCAGCGACGCCTGATCCGGCGTGAGCCGGCGGTCCTCGCTGCGCAGGACGGTGAAGGCTTCGGCCAGCTCGTCGGCCGATTCGCCGATCGCCTCGGCGAGCTCGCGGACGGAGGCGGAGGTCTTCGGGTAGGCAGGCCAGCCCGTGACGGGGCTGACCTCGAAGAGCCGGACCTCGACGAGCTCGCGCGAGGTGAGGTCTTCGGACCACGAGTCCTTGATCGTCTGGAAGCCGAACGACATCGAGTCGATGATCCCGTCGCTCACGAGCTGGGCGGTGTCGCGTCCGGCGGTCGTGTCGGGCAGCTTCGCCTCGGCGAGCAGGCCGCGATCGTCCTCGGTCAGCGTCACGTTCGAGCGCGTCGAGCCGAGCACGATGTCGGTGTTGTGGTTGAGGAACATCTTGATCGCGCGCTTCTCGGTCAGCGACCGGGAGAAGGCGCCGGGCCGGATCGTCTCGCGGAAGCCGCCGAGATCCTCGGACTTGGAATTGAAGACGGCCGCGTAACCGCGGAACGACATGCCGTCGCCCTCGGCGCGGATCTCCACGTCGCCCCAGAGGTCGAGCGCCACGCGGCCTTCGGGGAGGCCCGTGGTCGGCTGGCCGGTCTGCGCCCGCGCGAGGATGTCACCGGGCGCCACGGCGGCCCGCCATTCGATCTTCATGCCGCTGCTCCTGTCGTGGTTGGCCCGTTGTTGTTGGGCGTCTCGAGGTAGCCCACCGCTTCCGGGTCGTAGGGCAGGTCTTCCTTGGCGCGGACCTCTTCACGGCGCATGACCTTGTTCTGGAGCATCGCCGTGTAGAAGAGCGAGCGGCCCTGCGAGTCGCCGCGCTGGAGCCCGTCGAGGTTGAAGCGGATGTACGTCTGCTGGCCGCGGAGCAGGCGCGAGTAGCCGATCTCGATGCGCCGGACGAGCGGCAAGACCGCGTGGGTCACGTAGTCGATGCCGCGCTGCTCGACCGAGGCGTAGGACGATGCGCCCGGCTCCTGGCTCGCGAGCATGTGCGGCGGGATGCCGAACAGGCGGGCCACGTCCTCGACGATCGAGGCGCGGAGCTCGAGGAGCTGCGCGTCGCGGTTCGAGTAGGGGAGCGGCTTGAACGCCGCGCCGCCGGTCAGCGCGCCGACGGCATGGCTCTTCGACGCGCCGACGTGCTTCTTGCGGAAGTCCTCTTTGAGCTGCTTGAGCTGCGTGTCGTCGACGTTGACGCCGGCGGGGAACTCGATGACGCCCGAGAGCGTCGCCCCGTTGCCGAAGTAGGAGCCGACGAACTTGTCGGCGGCGAGCGCGACGCCGAGCCCTTCCTTGGCGGACTCGATCGGGTTGAGGCCGCGGGCGTGCCCCGGCTGACGCATCCACGGGATGTGAATGATCTCGTTCGGCGTCAGGTCGCCGATGCCCTGGCAGCGGTAGATCGTCTGGCCCTGATCGCTGATGACGTCGACCTTCATCGGGTCGAGCACCGAGAGCCGCTGCGGGTCGAAGACCGACGGATAGGCGCGGGTGAAGTCGTTGCCGTCCGTGAGGATCGAGAACACGACCTGCTTGACGTGGTCCGTCCAGGTGTCGTTCGGGTTGAGCGGATCCGGCGTCAGCATCCACGGCTGGGGCGTGAGCGGCTTCTTGCCGAGGTCCGTCGAGCGGAACGAGTCGACCGGCAGCGAGCCGACGTCGTTGACGAGGAGCCGGATCGCCGCCTGCACCGCGATGTTGCGGAGCGCGTTCTCGGCGGTGACGTACTCGCCGGCCGCCGTGTTGCCGAGGGCGATGTCGTCGAGCCCTGCCCCGAAGGCGGCCGTCCAGCTCGTCAGCGTGCGCTCCTCGCCCACGAAGGACGGGACGTAGGGCGGTTCGGCCTCGGCAGGCACCGAGAGAAAGGCGCGCAAAGCGTCGAACAGGCCCAAGGCGCGCTCCTAGTCGAAGCTGATGAACCGGGGCGCGACGAGCTCCGGTTGCGGATGGAGCGCCCGGTCCACCGCGAGCGCAAGGGCGATCACGCCGTCGATCCGACCGCGCGATTTCGACTTCTGGAGGGTGAAACCGCGCTCGTTGAAGCGCGGAACGGCATTGAGGACGTGCGTCGCGAACGCCTCGTCGCCGTCGTGGTGCAGCCGCCCGCCCTTGATGAGCTCGAGCAGTGACCCGCAGATCGGGGTCATGTGCTCCGGCGATTGGGGCACCTCGACCATCGGGAGCCCCTGATCCTCGAGCATCTTTGCCGGAACATCGAAGAAACGTGGGTCGAAACTGACCGCTTCGACCGAAAAACGCTCAGAAAGCTCCCGAAGGTGCTGCATGACGTCGGTCACGTCCACGGGGCGGTCGTCGGACGGCACCCAGAGGCGGCACCACGCCTGGAAGTGACCGTCCTCGCGGCGTTGGACGTGGACGACGGCGGTCGAGTCGCGTTTGATCCCCACGTCGACGCCGACCCACGTCTTCGCGCCCTCGTCTGGCTCGGCCGGATCCCGCAGACCCTCCCAGATGACGCGCCCGTTCGGGCCGAGCCAGCTATCGACCCCCTCGAACCATTGGCCGAGGCGGAAGATCCGAAAGTGGCCCTCCGGCGTGATGCCGAGGTCGTTCTCGAGCGCCGACTCGCGCAGGAAG